CCCTGTTTCTGAATACAATTCCAAACTTTGGGAAACTGGTTTGGAAATGAACAAAAAAATTGCGCGTGACCAGAAACGCCGCTTGCACTATATTTCTAATATTATGGTGATTTCTGACCCTGCCAATCCGAAAAATGATGGACAAGTTTTCTTGTTCAAGTACGGGTCGAAGTTGTTCGATAAGATCAAGGACGCTATGTCGCCTGAATATGACGACGAAACGCCTTATGATCCATTCGATTTTTGGGAAGGCGCGAATTTCCGTCTGAAATTTCATGTGGGCGATAACAAATTCCGCACCTATGAAAAATCACAATTCTCAAGTGTTTCGCCATTGTCGGAAGATGATTCTGAATTGGAAGCCATTTACAACAAAATGTATGACCTTTCGGAATTCGTTGATCCAGCCAATTTTAAATCATATGACGAATTGAATTTGCAGTTGCGTAAGGTTCTGAGACTTGACGATACTACTGCAAATGCGGTGAAAAACGAAGACGCCCTAGAGCATAAAGTAGATCAGCCTATCATCAAGGAGTCGGCATACGAATCGCCTACGGAATCTGTGTCGGAAGATACCCCCGATGATGATGATAATCTAGCGTTTTTTGAACGACTAGCGAACGAAGATTGATGAGACAGGGCGGCTTCGGTCGCCCTTTTTCTTACAACATATGGGAATGAAATGAAAACTCTTAACAAACATATGATGCTTCAGGTTTATGAAAAGATCGAGCCTAGAGTCTATGATTTAGTGATGGGCCTATCATCGGATCATGTCATGAATCAGACGTGGTATCAAATATGGGATCAAGTTTATGATCATGTTTATCGTCAAGTCGTAAATAGAACCACGGGAGAATCTGGTTGACATGCCCTAAATTATAGTCTATATTCATATCATAGACAAAAAGGAGAAATGTCATGTTCGATCTTCCAGAAAATTCGATTTGTTTTTCAGACTCTGCTTATGGAATCTATATTCCACAGTATTTCGCTGAAGCTGTTGACCGCGACCGCGTGGAAAATATTTCTGATGAACAGTATGAAATCTTGCTTGAAGGTCCAGATTCCGAATTCTATTGGGATGTGTGGGCTGAAGTAGAAGAATCGGCTGTCATTACTGACTCGAATGGGCAGAAATTTTCTCTGTATCAGGACGGCGATTTGTGGTTGGTTCCCCTTGAAGCAGATTGGTGAAATGCGACAATATCGAGTATTTGACGAAACCACGTCATTATCACAAGAAGCATTTTCTGATGTTAGGGATCAAGTAGAATACGACACTAGAAGGCGTATCAGAAAGGGGGTTTGGACTCCCGTTTCAGAATTGTTATATTTTGATTTACTTTGGTATATAGAGGAATCGTTCGATGATCCATTTTGAAACAATACAGCCCCCAACGAAACGCATTGACAGGGATAATTTTTCGCAAATCTTTGTTGACATAAATCTTTCGCTCTGGGAGATTGACAGACGTGTTCCGTCACCCCATATACAACAATATGTTTGGGATCGAACGGCGATTATATTGATAAGTGATGATAATATCAAATGAACACATCTAATAAAAATTTCAATGAAAACACTTTTCGATTCACCTGTTCTGATAATCTATGGACCCGTATGTATGAAGCAGTCGATGGGGAATGCCAGCAGTTAGTATATGACAGCATTTGGGAACCAATATTTCATAACGGAGGTAACGATATAGGTTTGATGGAGCATTTAAGGACTCAATCCCTTTATGGAGATTCACTATGAAACGTATTGATAAGGTAAATGAATGTGATCAAATTTTTCATCACATAGCAGACAAGTGTAGGTTTGAAATTGAGACATCATACAGAAAAGATATACTTGACATACACGAAATCACTAAAAAACAAATTTGGAATCGAATCGTCGTTCAAGTTCTTTGGCAAATAAACGATGAATCTGAGTTTAGCTTGACATCCACATCAACAACCCCTATGTTGGGAACATAGAGAAAGAGGAACAAGACATGACATCTGCCCCATTTAACTTTGAAAATAACTATACCGGAAAAGCGACTGCCGGAAATATCATCTGTCCGACATGGATTGATGTTATCGTGACCTCTGAAGGACAGAGTGAATCTTATCACATTCTTGAAGACCAATATGATGAATTCGTTGGTTGGGTTGCGACGGTTTGGGAGCGGCGCGAATCGCCTATGGACACACGCAATGAAAGCGATGTTGAATACCTTGAACGCATCAAGGTCGATTTGCAAATTTTGGATTGAACGAAGAAAGGCATAAGACATGGAAAACGCATACCCCGCCGCGACATGGATGTTGAACCACGGTAGATTTGTCTACTTGAATCGCATCACAAATATGTTGGCAAAAATTGAAGAGGCGAAAAGTGGATTGAATGATCATTCAGTAGAAATACAAGACGCCACGGCTTCTTATATAGATCATCTGTATCATGCGATTCAAGTCACTGAAAACGCCGCGCAATCGCGTATTGATGAGTGGGAATCAGATGGAGGAACGTAATCAGCATGAACGTTTGGTCGCAAAAGCCGAAATTTATATAAAGCGCGTGACTCTTTTAATTGTCATCTGTCTTTTGGCTACAATTTGGGGAACGGCGGGATTCGCCGCCTTCAACCTATGTTTGTCTTTCTTTGTGTTGGGCCTAATCATGACATGATCGAAGCTGATTAATGAGTGCATCAAAATAAAAATTATTTTTGTTGTTGACAAACCTCCGTGTAGCGCCTATATTGAGTACATAGAGAGAAGAGAGAGACAAATGACACAGATGATCCTGAACACCGCGATAATCTCCCTGTTCAATAAAAAGTTGAACAAAGTCAACAACAAAGCCAAAAAACTCAACATGCCCAGCGTCACCGCGACGTTCGGCGCTACTGTCGAACAGTCTTGCGGGTCCGACACTATCGGAGCGTACAAGCTGCCCAACGGCAAATATGCCGCGCTCTACACTGAAGTCGAAATCGACGGGGAAGCGCCTGTTGTCAACGGATACCGCTTCGTTGCTACTGTAGACCTTCGTGGGGAAGCGCCTATCGTGCGTAAGCAGCCGTTTCTCGAAAATGAGGTTGACCTTACCAAGTATCACGACACGGATAGCACCTGCGAGCATTGCAACCATAACCGGAAGCGTAATGATGTGCTTGTGCTGCAAAATGTCGATACTGGCGAAACGATGCAAATCGGTCGCAACTGTGCCAACGATTTTTTCGGAACCAAAGACGCTTCGCAGCGTCTTTCAGTTTCCGACTGGATCGAAGCCTACGGTAGCGGCGAAGGTGAGAACATGCCGCGCGGGGAACAGTCTGTTCCTTTGAACCGGATTTTCGAAATCGCAGCGGCGGTAGTTCGTAAGTTTGGTTGGGTACACGCAAAAGACCTCTATGCTGACAACACGCTGACTTCCACAAAAAGCCGGGTTTGGGACAATCTTTTCCCTTGGGATGACATGAAGGCAGAAGATAAAGTCACGATCACTCAAGAGGACAAGGACGAAACAAAACTGGTTCTTGCATGGCTTGATGAAAAGTTTCTTAAAGTTGATCCTGCCAAGTCAAACGATTTCCAGCGCAACGTTCAAGCGGCAGTCGAAGGACAAGATAGCATCCCTTACGTTCGGAACCGGAACCTCAACTACCTGATTTGGGGTATCGCTGGATACAAGCGCGACCTTCAAAAAGACGCTGAAAAGCGGCGCATCGCCGCCGAGAAGGCGAAAAAAGTTGAGACTTCGGAGTATGTCGGAACGGTCAATTCCCGTGAAGAATTCACCTTGACCCTGACTTTCAAGCGGGCGTTTGGTTCACACTTCGGCGTCAAGTACCTGCAAAATTTCGAAGACGAAAACGGCAACGTGATTGTCTGGTGGGGAACGAATGCGGTTGCAGAAAACACGGCAATCGGGGAAACCTACAAGTTCCTTGCCACGATCAAGGGTCACGCTGAATACAACGGTATCAAGCAAACGACGATCACGCGGGCGAAGCTGATTGAAAAAGTGGGGGGTTGAACCCCCTCTTTACGAAATATCGAAAGTCGGGTTTGTTGACCCTGTGACGCCAGAAATAGTAGTTCTGGCGTCTACGTTTTGAGAACTACCCCCAACATTTGTTGATGGCGCATACACGATACTAGTTGCGGCCATTCTTGAATTTTCGAATACATCAATAAATTGATCCAATCTTGCTACCAAAGGATCGAGTTTTCCACTTATCATATCCAAGGAACTTGACTGTCTACCCAATGAATTCAAGTACAAATTTTGATTCGGAAACTGGTTTGCCCTGTTGTTGAAATATTCATCATCCCCGCGAATCGTACCTTTTGCTTCTGGTATTGTCGGCATAGGTTGCGGTCGCGGTTGCGGCATGTATGGGGTTATGTTGTCTGCATTATTCATAAATTCTTCCTGTAGACGGTCTGCATACTCATTGATATTTGAATTTCTTTTTCTGGCATCAATCAACGCTAAATCTGTAGCAGTCTCAACAGATTCTCCGGAGTCCCTCCATGCCCCAACAATTCTCCCAAATACAGTTTTTGCATCTTCATAATTTTTCACAGGTGAAATCAGCATGGCTGGAATTCCAGTCTCAGGCGAAACCCCTGCTTTCGCCAAAGATGGATTTGCTTCGACCACTAGTTGCATTATGTTAGCAAGCTGCTCTAGTTGACCTATTCTGTCTTGTGTCAAGACCTCACGTCTAGCCAATTCGTTATTTATACGCACTCTAGATTCTGTCAGCAATTTTTCAGCTTCAGCGAAATTACCTTGTGCTACCAAAGTGTCAATTTGAGACAATGCACCTTCGGCTTCATTGATCGCGTTTTGAGTGACTTTATCCGATCTATTTTTAAGCCAATCGGCCAAAAGCCAAGCGCCGCCTATTACGACAGCCGCCAGAGCGGCCCCTAGCAACGCGGGAACCCCCATCATCCCCCCTACTGCCATGATAGCCCTGCCAAGTAGCTTTGGCCCCCACATCGCCGCTGCAAAGCCTGCCATGTTAGTGCCCCATTCCTTCACCCATTCCGCATTCAAATCATAGCCCAATATTCGCCATGTTTCATTTTTCAAATTTTCGTCCATGAGACTAGGCAACATTTTGTCTAATTTAGTTTCAATCCAGTCACCTATTAATGAACCTACGAAAAGCGCCTTTCCGATAACGCGACTAAACAAAAATGGGATGAACGAAATCAATCCAGCCCTGATGAAATCGAAGTTCGCGTTCTTTATGCCAGTTATAACATCCGCCTTTAGTTCGTTTGTATCGACCAATGAATTTACTGTTTCGCTCTTGAAAGTCTCATTCAAAAACAAAGAACCGATTACCCCTAGAACAACTCCAATGACAGTTTTTCTAGCAGCACCGAATAGGAAACCAGACACTGTGTCTTGAAACCTTCTTTTAGCGGCTGTAGGACTGTAATCTGCCATAGTCACTTTTTCGACTGTGCCGGATATTTTTTGAGAAACCCCTTTCAGCCTTTCTAGTCGTTCTTTGCGTTTTTCTAGTCTCGCTTTTTTTCTTTCTTTATTTTCCTCTTTCAAGGCTTTTACTTGCACTTCCATCAATTTTTGAGTTATTTGCGTTAATTGATCAATTCTTTCTGGAGTCGCATTGCTATTTTGTTGCGTATTGGCAGTTAAATCTAGGATTTTTTGAATTGCACTACTATCAGTCGTAGCCTTACCTGCAAGGCTTGCGATAAGTTTTTCTTGATTTTTCAAAATCGTAGTTTGACGATTAGCTTCGACAACATCACGTCTGCGGCGTTTGTCTATTTCTGACTTACGCTTTTCCTCTAGCACAGCGCGCAAAGCCTCTTTCGTTTCTGTGCTTTCTTGCTGCATTTGTTGGATGATTCGCATCATTTGAGGGTCTTGATTTTGCATTTGTTACCTATTCTTTTGTCTTTCGGCTTCGTCTTCAATATATGCAATCAATTGTGTCAAATAGACTTCTCTTTCCCAAGGGATCATCATTTCAATGTCTGATAACGAATAGTTAAATCTTTGCATTAGATTGAAATTCGTTTTGAAATGCGATACCAGAGATTCATGAGAAAGAGCCGTTAAAAAAAATCCATTGCCTCATTCAAGGTTAATGAATTATCAGTGCTACAAGAAACACATGTAAATTTGATTTCGTGTTCCATTTTCGGCATCGTATTAATGAAGTCTTCAATCTTTTGATATTGGACAGCATTGAAAGATTCCAGAAATTCGACCATTTCATCATACGGCACATCTTTAGTCGAAATGGCTTCATCTTCTGTCTTGATAACATCAATACACGACAGCGCGTAATTGAATTTGAAATCAACCGAAGATTTAGATGCAATCATTTCTTTGTTGTCTGTCATTTCGAAGTAAGAAGGCCAGCGCAATTTGATAGAAATCGAATCATTCAATTTGATTTCCGACTTTGATTTTTTTGGGGTGTCAATCGTAATTTCGTTGATGTCTAAAATGACATCGTTATCGACGCCACATTTCGAACACTTGATATTCAAATCAATTTTTTCCCCAACGGATTTTGCCCGAATTTGAAGAAACAGATATTCAATATCAAAAGAAGTCAAGGTATTTTTTGGCACATCGTCCTGAATACATGCAACTACTGTATCCGCGACCGCATCTAATACCGATTTCGAATCTCTACTTTCGACTGCAAGCGAAAGTACCTTTTCCTCTTTCACAAGGTACGGTCTAAATCTAACTGATTTTCCGGTTGACGGGATGATTGTATTGTATTTTGGGGTATCGTTAAGTTTTGGTAACATCATATTTGGTTCCATCTTGTATATGAAAAAGTAGCTGAAATATCTACTGTTGCGTTTAGGTCATTCGAAAGTTCTACGTTTAGGAGTTGTGTCGGAAATGCGTCATACAATTTGATTTTGTAATTACTTTCCGATATGGTATCTGTGTTTTGAGTGAGAGAGGCAATGGTAATGTCTGTTGTGTATGAATCCTTGTATTTCAACACTCCGCTTTCTTGATCAAAAATATAGTTATGCCAATCACCGAAGAAACGGCGTACTGCATAGTCATTTAGACCTATAAATGTCATCGTCACATCATCTACTGCATATCCATATGCTACCTTTTCCAAAAATGGGCCTACCATTCTATCAAAAGTTAGCATTTGCCTTCCGGGCATTGATGTGCTTTTGCACAACAAATCCAAGTTGTTTCCAGATATATACGAAGTGTCAAAATCCAATCCTTCTGTTGGAATTACAATTCTATATCTATTGGTTCTAGCAATTCCACCAGAACCAGAAAATAGACCTTTTAGTTCCTCTATTGAATATGACATTATTTGATCAACTTTCTCGAATCCGCGTACACTTGTTGACCAGATGCTTTCTGCCAATCTGCTAGTGGCAAGAATGAAACGATTTCCCATTCATCGGCTGGTATCAAACCAAATCTTGATCTAACATGCTTAGTCAAATAGTGCTTAAAGCATGGTTGAAAGTATCTCATGCTAACACTTTTTTTGAGCATCGAATATGTCAACTGGTATCTAGTCGTATCGTCATACTTTTTGTTGTTGGTCAAGTAACTCAAGTTCAAAAGAAATTGCCCACGAAGCAATGGGGGAAGATAGTGCAAATTCAATGCACGAAATCCACCGGGCACTCTGTCCACAATAATTCCCAATGGAAATGAGTCGTAGTACGGCAAAGTCTTTTTGTGTTTAGGGTCATACGCCCACATAAACATCGAACCCATAATGGTTCTATTTTTCAACAAGATTTGCTCTTGATTGAAAAGTTCTGTTCTGTTGATACGACGCATTCTGGTTGCTTTCTTTCGAAACCAATCCATTGATTTTTTCGTCCTGCGTTCTAATCCGGTTTGATCAAACTCGGTTGCAAGATTTCTAGGTACGTTCCCTAATTTTTTAGGGATAATGTTTTCGTCTGCCATGCTAGTATTTATCCAAAATGATAACCGAAATAATCTATGTCTTTCGCGTATTTTTTCGCTACAACATCAATCATCTCTTGACTCTTATAGTATTTATAGTATGGCGCATGAGTTGATTCGTTTTTTATTTCAAGAGGGACATTTGACCCAATCAAAGTTTGGACTTGCTGAAAATCAGTATTCAAATTTTCGTACCTCAACACAATATCTGCCGTATCGAAAAACGACAACATCGACTTTCTTACACATCTGTAATTTTCGGACATCACAAAATCATCGAAGGTCGCATGTTCCATAGTTCCGCGCCTCATATGATAATGATAAGCAGACACGACTCTATCCCAAGGATTTCTGACACAAACTATAACTTTGCCTAAGCTATGCCCTAACGTCGCCTGTATGCGCGCGTGAGGGGCATGTTTGCCTCCAAAGGACTTGTGCCCCACCTTTACGCCTTGCGCCTCACGCACTAACCAGTGGCTTATGGCAGTACCTGCATTTTTTGGAATATGAATGAAGGTCGCATGATGTGACTTGACATATACTGTCATTTTTTAAGTTTTTTCAAAGGGCGTAGTTTCTTGACCGACTTTGGCATGATACCAAATTTTTCTAGTTCTTTTTCTGTCCATATGACAAACTCCCAACCACGTCTGTTAGCGTATTTTTCAGCGGCTTTCCATTTGTTCTGATTCTTTATGAACGTAAACGATTCTTCTAGGTATCGCTTGGTTTTTTTCGGCGGTGCTACAGGCGGTCTTGTTTGGACTTCCGGTTTGACTTCGACCAAAATAGTCTTGCCATTCTCAAAGGTTATTTTCAAATCCATGAAGTATCTATGCCATTTTTTGTCACCCTCAAATAAATACGGTATCACAACCTCTTCTGAAGACCAAAATTTGACTGAAGTATTTTTGTCACACCACATAAAACAGTATTTTTCCCAAAGCGACCTGTATACCACTTTAGATGGATCGCCCCTGTATTTTTCTGGAAGTTTTACTGTATATTTGCCTGAGTATGCCATGCGCCGCGTATAAATAAATATGAAACTATATATAGGTATTTATACATGGCTGACGATACAACATTCGACACAGAGGAATTTAACGCTGACCCTGTGACATATGCTGCCGAAGAAAGAAGCGAAGAATTTGGTAATGCTGGAACTGCATTACAATTTCCTTTGCGTAATAGAGAACGTTATTCTGGCGAAATCCATTTTGCGATTAAAGAAATAATCCCCCCAAACATAAGCGCCACCGAAGGATCGTTAACAGACGATACAAGTGCATCGGACGAAACTACTACTTCAATAGATAGTGTTATTGATGCGGCTGTTGATATTGCAAACCTTGCAGAAACTTTTACTGGCATTGATATTGAAGGGGGGTCTGGTAACAATCCAGATCAATTGGTATCTACTGGCAATGAAATATCATTGTTTTTGCCAGTCGGACTGAGATTTTCCGATGGCGTTAACTACGAAAACTTTAGTCCCGGTCAATTCGGGCGCGCGGCTGAAGCTGCCGTGAATACTGCGGCTGGCCTTGGCGGTAAATCCAATCTTGCTGACCTAATGACAGGTGCTGCAAACACATCTGTTGGCGACTTGGTAAAATCATTTATCAATCAAGTTTCTCTTTCTGGTATCACCTCAAAAGATGCGGCAAGTGCTGCACAAATCAAACTGACAAAGGCATCGCCTGCAATTTCAAACTTGCTAAGAAAAGCCTATAATCCGAATACAAGAATTTTGTTCGACTCGGTGAACTTGAGAGAGTTTAGCTTTTCTTTTATCCTGATTCCGACAAGTGCTGACGAAGCAACTGCAATTGAAAACATCGTTGAGTTGTTTAGAACTGAATTGTATCCAGAAACCCTAGAAGTTCCATTTGGGGCAGGAGGGCAAAGTATCCCGTTTGGATATAAGTACCCAAATCTATTTGAAATATCATTTAGGCATAATGGAAATAGAGTTGCCCACAAACTTTTGCCGTGCTACTTGACCAATATTTCAACAACCTACAATAACAATGGAATGGGATTTATGGAAAATTCCAAATTTACAGAAACAAGCATTTCGTTGTCGTTCAAAGAATACCGTACTTTGGATAAGCAATTGATAGGCAAAGGGTATTGATATGAGTTCCTATTTCAAAAACACACGCGCCGTACCCTACAAATTTGGTACGAGTTCTGAAGTTACTTTACATCAAGATTTGTCTGCATATGTAGACATCGTAGATCAGATTCGTGACAATATGAATTTTTATCGAAAGTACCATATCATTGATGGAGAAAGACCAGACACGTTGTCGTATAAATTGTATGGTACTACGAAATACTACTGGACATTTTTCATGATGAATGATTCGATTCGAGAAGGTGGATGGCCTTTAACGAACCAAGAACTTATTGCATATATACAACTAGAACGAAACAATGCGGTTCTGACTACAAGGGATGAAATATTTGACAAATTTTTTGTTGG